TATTTTTCCAGGATCTTGATCCACACTTCGCTTATGCAGCGAAAGTGAAAAATTTGTTAAATGAAAAGAAAGTTTTTTCCTATCACCCAATCACACTTCGATATAACAAACCCAATTTTACACTTGGGGGAGGCGGTTACGCTGTACCTCTTATTACATGCTGCTTCAAGCAACGCAAGAACATCAATTTCTATATCGTCAGATTTTGACTACTCGTAGGTTTCAATAGTTCAGAAGAGCCTACTCTTTTCGGTTGGTCAGACCAGTGCAATGACCAGAGAGAAACACGTGGAAGTCCATCGACATCGCCCCAAAGGCGGCAGATTCATCACGAATACGGTAACAGTATTATCCATCTAAGTTTTATAGGGTTCTGTAGGGGGTGTGCCAGAGAGGAGTGATTAAGTGTTTGTTTATAGAGGTGTTTAAGTTTTAGTTTAAGTTTTAGTTTTAATTTGTTTATGTTCTAAGTATACATGATTTTAAGTTCCTGTCAAGTATAATTTCATTTGCCCGAGGATTTAGTTTCGTTTAGGTGTTCTTTAAGAACTTTTGAGCCGCCAACTCTAACATTTATGATTCCATTATAGTAATCATCTGTTTCAAGTACTCTGCGTTCAAACTGTTCGCGTGCTTCTAGATAACTGGCAATGCCTCTTGTTGGACACATATGAATAATTTCTCGTGTGAAACTATCTTTGCCTAGTTCTTCAACGTCTGCATTAAGTCTATCACTGGAACCAAAATATTCTTTCCAATCACTTTCTTTAGTACCACGTCTTTTATTCTTTTTTCCTTTCAGTGGCGGTTTAGTAGTTTTAAACTTTGCTAGTTTTTTACCTACATACAACATACCACTGACTGTATTTGTTATTACATAAACAAATGCTTCGCATCCTTCCGGCAACTTTTCTACTACATTACCTTCATATGTCCATTCATATGTTACATTATTTTTTTCCACTTACTGCTCTTATTTTTTGTAGAATATCAGCACCAACATTTCGCATGATTTCTATACTATTGAAATCTGATTCATAAACCCATATTGTATCAGTTTCATCGTCACCCAGATCAATATCGATCTGGCTAACGTCAGTTGCATTGCCTGTTGTTGCAGGTTCTTTATCAATGCCAATCTTTTTTTTATTTGTCAATTATTTCCATCTCTGTGTTAAATGTAGTGAATCCGTTCTCTTTTGTAACTTGTAATACACTATTAACACGACCAATCAATTCATCTCTGTGGGAAATAAGTAGAATATCTTTATTGCGTTCACGCTCCATTTTCTTTAAAACGGTTAATGCACTTTCTACGCCTACACTATCCATTCCTGAATCGATCAATTCGTCAATGCACATTAAGTTGATAGCAGAATTCATACTCTCGTACACATCTCTAAATGCCCAACTTAATCCCAGAATTAAACGATTACGTTCACCCCTAGATAAATTATCAAAATCTAAATCTTGTCCTAATTGCACAATGCTTACAGACAGGTCACTCTGAAATTTAACTTCATGTGGTAATCCTAGTTGTGTGATATAATGATCTAGTCGAACATTAAGGAACTGTAGATTTTGTTCAATGATACGCTTACGAATAAACGAGTCTTTGTTTGTTAATAGTTTTAATAAAAAATCCTGATGGTCTTTGATATCGGTTAAACGATTAAGTTCATCCCAATCAACTGCTTGTAAACCAGTATCTTTTAGTGTATCAATTTGTTCTTGGTAAGGATCTGAATCAGTTGTTGTACGATCTATTGCTGCGATTGTATTAGACAACTTGTTCTGATGTTCATATGCTTCTTGTACTGTTTCATAAAATAATCTAGGAGGAACACCTAAATCACCTATGTTGTTTAGTTCATTGGTATATGTCTCAATAGTGTTTACATCTATCGCTATCTGTTCTTTATATTCTGCGACTGCTAACGTTTTTGTTTCAAGAATTTGTTCATGTTTTTCATCATGAATCTCTTGTCCACATGCATAGCATTTATGTTCCATAGACGCTTCTAAATCTTCGACTGCTTTAATCAGGCGTTTATTTTCACGCTCTACAGTGGTTGTTAATTTAGCAATATCTTTAGTGTATGTATTGAATTTATTTTTTCTTGCTGTGTATTCTTCAAACTCTATATGTGATTCTAGTTCAACTTCCACATCAATCTCATACAACGCTACTAAGTCTGTCTCAAGTTCTTTAATAGTTTGTTCATTAGTTTTATGCCATAGACGTTGTCTACGTTCTAAATCTTTGATACTTGTATTAAATCGCTCATTTGCATCTTCGACTGCACGAACACGATAATTTTCTTCTTGTATACGTTCTTTACCTGTCTTGATAAGGTCTTTAAGTAATTCAGCTTTATCAGATAGTTGAGTGATACCTAGCAGTTGTTCTATCAACTCACGCTGATCATTTGCACGCATACTCAAGAATGGTTCAGTGTATGTATTTAGGGCAATGATATGCTTAAACATTGTGTGAGTCATACCAATAACTTTTTCAATCGCAACTTGTGTTAAACGACCCTCACCTTGTCCTTCATCTGTCATATCACTATTATCTATTTCATTTACATAGAATTTAAAAACATTGGGACTGCGCCCACGTTCAATGCGATATTGGGAACCATTCTTTTCGAAATCAACTGTAACAGTCATGTGCTTATTGTTGATCTTATTGATAAGATTTGATTTTTTAATATTAAATAATGCGCTGCCAAATAGTGCATATGATATTGCGTTAATAAGAGTAGTCTTACCTACTCCATTACGAGAACCATCTCCTCCCATATCGATATTATTTCCGAGTACGAGAGTTAGTCCTGTTTCATTAATGGAAACGGCTTGTGTGACGTTTCCAACAGAAAGAAAGTTTTTAATAGTTACATTTTTAATAGTTAGCATAGTTTATATGTGTAAGTCGTTATAAATTGAAATTAAAGTTTCGTTACGAATAGAATTAGATGTTATCGCTTCAAGTTGACTAAGAACAATTGAGTCAACATTTTCCACTGATATATCACCATCCGTATCCCAGTCTTCGCCAGATACATTATCCTTCTTAGAAGGCATTAGAGATATCTCACGTAAATCATAATCATTAGCAAATGTTTCTTTAATATAATTCGCTTCTTCATATGAAATATTGATATCTAATATTATACGACAATGTGTGTTGTTTGTCAAGATACTACCAGCATCATCTAACAATTGACTCAAGTTTGCTACACGATACTTTGGTGCATCATGCCAAGTTTTGAAATCATATGTACCATCCCAGTTTAGGAAAGTGATACCACGTTTATCATCCCATGCGTCAGAATAGTTATGTGGAAAACAGTTTCCTGGATAGATAATATTACCTTTTTCCTGACGTTTGTGAAAATGACCAGAGAATACTTTATCTGCTTTTGATAAGTCAGATGCCTTTAACCCACCGTGATCTGGCATTTTAATCATAGCATTCAGATAAAAATCAGGTAATTCAAAGTGACCGAAGATAAACTTAGACTTCAATTCCTTCAATCTCTTCCATTCATCATCAACCAACCATGGGACAAACGCAACACCATCTTCTTCGAATATTTCATCATTGATGATGTTAATGTTAGGGTACTTATTTGCAAATGGAAGTGAGTTGATATCTCTTTTTTCACGATAATATAGATCATGATTTCCCATGATCATATGTACTTCGTCAAAATTATCATTCAATATCTGTAGCGCATCAACTGTGTAATTCAGAGTACCAACATTAATAGTTGCTCTGTGATGATGCCAGTCACCTAAGAAGAAACATTTTTTAATGTTTCGACTATGTGCTTCTTCTATCATCCATTTAATAAAGTTAAGACAATCATTGTTATGCATCTTAGAATTATTTTTAAGACCGAAATGTATATCTGTAAAAATTACTGCTTCATCAAAAAACTTACTCACTGTTTATTCCTTTTACTATTCTACTGTTGTGGTATCAGATGGTGTTGAATCTTCTTCTATTTCTTCTATCCCGTCAATTTCTGGTAGATATTTGGTTTTCTGTACTTCCCATTCTGCGTTGAAGATACGAGTATTACTTGGTTCAAGACCTTCTTCTTCTAACAAATCATCACGGATGTTTTGATTACGTTTTTCTAAATTCAATACACGTGTAAACGAGTTATTGATTACTGTGGTGAAGTACGCAAATGGATTTTGTGATTTAAGTTCATTAAATTGTAAACCGATCATTGTCAGTTGTAAAATTGCTTGTCCCCGCATTTCATCTACGTATGTATACCCACGCCAGTTACCACGCATAGAATATCGTTCACATAATTTCATATACATCATCGCTAATCGTTCTGTTGTGTGACCACATGTAACACTAAACTTGCCTGTTTCTAAATCACCATCCCAATGAGAACGAGCAACTTCTGTCCATTCATTGTTAATAAAAGCACGATGTTTGTATGCTGGAAAATTACAACGAGAGTGATGATCTGCTACACTTTTAGGTGTCTTCTTACGTGCTTCTAACGGAATATGATCATATCCCATAACACGAAACACTATATCGGTGGTATCAATAGAATCTACACTTATAGCAAACTCTGCTGCTTTAGGTTTAGTTTTCTTTGTTAATTCACCATTTTGCCAACGAACTACTTCGGCTTCATGTGCAATCTTTTGTAACCTAGATGCTTGTGCTTCCTTTGCAAGCAAGATAGTTTCTTCATTGATATCATCGAATGCTTCGACAATATGATCAAATAGGAAATACTGTTGGTCTTCTAACCAACAGAATGTCATTTTAGATTTATGTATTTCTTTAAGTATTTCTTTGTTCTTTAAGTAATGTGTAGAGGGATCTCTCGCCATTAGGTTTATTGCTCCATTTAATATTATTACAATTATATATCAGTTTGATCATTTTGTCAAGTTTTATTCGAATCATTAAGTACATAGTTTATCATAGGCTAAATACATGATAAGTAGGAGATTATTAAGATGCGAATATCAGATATCATAACAGAAAGTATAGCAAATCAAATCACTGTGTTTTATGGCGGACGTTTTCAGCCAATGCACTCAGGACACTTTGCGTTGTATAAAAAATTAGTTAACAAGTTTGGTGCTGATAATGTATTTATCGCGACTACATTTGGCAAAAAACAGCAA